CGTTATAACTTCATCATCAATAATTATTCCTAATCTTTGTGCTTCTTCCGAAAGTTGAGACATTTTAGTTGCAGTTTCAATTAAGGTAGCACCACTTTTACCAAATAATTCCATACTCACTGCAACTCTTCTTGTAGGGCTTGAAATATTATTAAGTGCTTGACCAACTTTTTCTAATTGTTTTTCCGGACTAAGTTTTAATAATTCTCTGTATGAAATACCAATTTCTTGAAAAGTCTTTTGATATTCAACATTACCTTCATTTGCTTTATTTACAACTCTACTTAATGTTTTTATCCCCATACTAATAGTAGTAATATCATTTCCAGTTTGTGATGCTGCATAACTTAAATTTTGAAAGGATTTGGTAGTTAATTGTAATGCTTTTGAGGTATCGTCAATTCTTGCACTTGCAGTTATAAAAGATTTTGTCATTAAACCGATTGAAGCAGTTATTGCTGCTCCTGTTACTGCAAAACTTTGACCTAATTTTTTTAAATTTTTAAGTTTATCTTCTAAAACTTTTGAAGATTTTTTTGCCGCTTCAATAGATGCATTCCAATTTGATATATCAAGTGATAGTTTTCCTTTTAATTCTGGTATCATTTTTATTTTTCCTCAATCTTAATTTTACTTGATAATACTTTGTGTAAATACTTTGCATCATCTATATTTGCTTCTTCTTTTTCTTTTGGTAAAAAATCTTTAGCACTTAATGCTTTTTTACCTTTCGGTCTATTTACGTTATAAATCATTGAAGCAATTATTCCTGCATTCAATAGATTTAATTTAACATTTAATTTACATTTCTTTTCGTAACGGATGAGAAGTAAATCTAATAAGCGAGGACTTAATTCCAAGAAATACTCCTCATCCAAGTGTAAATCAAATATTGCTATGCTCCAGAACTCCTCAATTCCTGGAGCTTTTATTTCAAAGGGCTGTCACCGCCTTTTACTGCCTTTTTTTCTGCTGTATTTTCTTCAGCTTTTGTTTCTCCTGCAACTAATTGAGGAACTAATAACATAAACTGATTAAATACATTTAAGTCTAACATATCTACTGCTTCTTCTTTTGTAATTTCATTTCCACCACCAACTAAAAAAGCGTAAAATAACATTGCCAAATCTTCTGCTGAAACTTTTTCTAAAATATTAACATCTTCTTTTTTATTAGATGCTAACGAATTTATAAATGCAAGAAATTTTTTATTAGTATTCTTTTCAAATACCATCATTGTTCTAAAATTAAATTTTAGTTTAAATTCTTTGCCATTTATTTTTAGTGTTTTTGTGTTAATTAAATTTGACATAAATTATTTTCCTCTCTTATTGTTTTGTAAATGTAAATGATTGCGCTGAACTTGCTGTCAATCCAGTCGGAGCATTTATTGCTTTAATCGTTGTAGTTGCTGTAACTGTTATGCCAGCTGATGTATACTTTGTAGAACTGGTTGTAGGTGAAGTATTATCTGTTGTATAATAAATATCACCATCACCAATTTTACTGTTTAACTTAACCGTCAAAGTTGAAGCAAAGGTTGTTCCACTTGCCGGTGTTGCTTCAATATCAGGTGCAGTTTCATTAGATACATATTCTCTTCTGAAAGTCATTTTACCGGTTACTCTTAATGTTGCGTTAAAAGGTAAAATATCTCCTTCTACTGCATCACCAAAAGGTTTGCAAGAAGATAAATATGCTTCACCTTCATATTGAGCAGGAATAGCAACTCCTGCCTGTTCCGGAGCTACAATTTTAAATTCAAAAGTTTCTTTTGTTTCATATAACTCCTGAAGTAATCTTTGACCTGCTTGACCTGCTTTATACTGACCACTTAATTCAATACTTCCATTGTCTGTCGGACCTGCCATAAACTCTTTATCTGTTCCCGGAGAATCCAAAGCTGAAATATCAATTTCCTCACTTTCAGGTGAAGGTGCTGGAATATTAGTTAATCTACCAACCGAAGTCCATTCATTTTCAGCTTGACCTTCTTCAACTTTTCTTCTTACCCATAAACTCGTATGCCTACTGAGTATTGCATTTTCTGTCATTTTCTTTTCCTCCTATTTAATTTCCACTACAATTCTTTTTAAATATTTTTTTATATCATTCAATTGTTCTTCTTCAATACTTGTTATAATCATTGTTCCGCTTCCACATTTCTGACCATTTAATAATTCAATCAATAATGCTTCAGCAACTTCCAAATCATCAAATTTTGAGGCATAACAATTTATATGATAAGTTGCATCATCTTGTAGGTGATTATCTAATGTATTTGTGCAAACGCTTCTTTGTTTACTAAATGAAATATAATTACCATCAGTTTCATTTGGAACAGTCATTAGTTTTATAACCGGAAATTTTGCTTTTAAATTTTCTGAACCATTTAATATTGAATTAAGTGAAGATGTATAACCCATTATTTCGCTCCTAATTCAGGAATATATTTTTCCAATCTACCTGTAAATCCTTGAACTACTTTATCAATTCCTTGCTTTAACATAAAAAATCCTTGTATCCATCTAACATTTGATTTTTTAGTTTTTGACCTTCTTGTATTATGGCCATATTCAACAGGAACTGCATAATGAATATTGTTTATTATTTCTATTGAATAAACGTTTTTATCAACTTTAACTTTTGTTCTGAAAAAATTATTTCTCAATGTTCCGGTATCTACTGGTGTTAATTTTTTAGTAATAGCAATTGCTCTATCTGCTTCATCTACTAAAAATTTCTTTGCACCCGCTTCTACCTGTTTTTGATATTGAGAAAATACTTGTTCAAAAAAATTCATTAAAGTTCTTCTCCTAATCCAATTATATTAACCTGTTCAAATCTCCAAATACTAATAACACTTAAATTTAACCCATTTGCTTCAATTTTATCTTTTAACTTTATATCTGTATCAGTTATACAATAAAATACATAAGTAACTTGATTCCATTCTTTATCGCCAACAATATCAGGAACAAATCCTGCATCACCTTTCCCTATATGAAGACCAGAAATTTTACCGCTATCTGTAAAACTTATTTGCTCTGCACCATAAGAATCAGCACCAACTGTTCTTTTATAATATGTTGCTTCACAATTATACATTTTAGGTAAAATTTTCCTAATCTTTGCAGCAATTCTAAATGAAAGATTACCTACCATCTTACCCTCCTAAATGGCTGTAATCTACTTTTATAATCTTTTACAAATTCGGCAATTCCTTTGGTGGCTATTTTATTAGCATCTTTTATCATTGAAGAAGCATCAGAAGTTCCTAAACTTGCACTAATGCCCCCCAAACTTACACTGCTTATTGTTTCACCACCTTCATTTTCAGAATCACCCGCTTTTGCGGCTGCAATAGCTTCAGGAGAAAAACGCAAGGAATAATCAGTAACCATATTTGCCCAAACATATTTCAAAGCATCTGGAATTGTTTTAATGTTACAATAATTTTTAATTTCTTGTCCCATCTCATCAATCAAACACGCTAAATATGAATCAGCAACGTCTAATTGGTTACCAATCTTTATTTTGACTATATCAAAAATGTCCTGATTACTTATCATTTTATTCCTCCCCCGCAACCAGTCAAGTTTTTCACTTGACAATGAAAAAAGAGTATCAAAATATTAAAATTAGAATTAAAATATCTGATACTCTTTTTCATTTTTTATTTCCTTCCTTTGTTTTCTTTTTTACCTTCTTTTTTTGCTTGTTTATTATCTTCTACTTCAGGGACAAAATCAATAATTATTCTATCCCCTTTTTTGTTAACACCTATAACTCCAGGTTGAACTATAAAAGCTCCGCAATTAAGTAAATCAACTTTTTCATTCTCGTTAATTTCTATAATTTTATTTGCTTCTATTTTCTTGCCCTTATACTTTACAGGTTTATCAAAAACTATTTTCATAAACAATTCTCCTATTTTACTGTTAATACAAATACATCACCCATTCTTTCAAATGAAGGTAATACTATTTCAGAAACTACGGTCATTAAATTAACAACCGGTTCATATGTTTTCTTGCTGGTAACGGCAACACCAGTTCCAACTATGCTAACTGAACAATCCGGAACTCCTGCCATAACATCTGCTTCTTCCGGTGTAGTTCCAAACCAAGTTGAACCCAATGTAGTATCAGGTAAGAAAGCAACTTTATTATCCGGAACGTATTTCTGAGCATTTTTATTGTAATCATAATATCTTTTATCATAAACAGAAATCGTAATACCTGTTTTCCTAAAGATATAATTTTTAACATCTGTATCAGTAATTCCAACTGCAATTCCCTGAATAGGTGCTAATGCATCTCTTACTTTTTTGCTGCCGGCTAATAATCCAAATGTTACAGAGTTCATAACTGCTCTTTTTATTTCAACTCCGTATCTATTTCTCATTTCTTCTTGTATATCTATCATATCTTGGACTGGATTACAATTTGTAGCATCATCCCATTTATCGGTTAAGGTTAATGCTTCTGTGTTATTTGTAACCCAATTATCATCGGCATATTTGTAAGTATAATTAACTACTTGACCAGAAGAATCCGGAGCAGCTAATGTAACTTCACCATTGAACAAAAGACTCATTCTCATTATTTCAGGTATTACCAAAGCACCCTCAATCAATGTATTTGAATCATCGTATAACTTTTCAATTATTGCTCTTGCATAAGGCGAATTTGGATTGTTTAAATATTCCAAAATTCTCTGTCTATCTTTTTCACCAAGTCTCATTGATTCTCTGAAAAAAGGCATCTCTGTTTCTACCTTAGAAATAGAACCTCTACTTCTGATTGTCGGTTTTGCATCAAATGCGGAAGGCATCAAAGCAACCGGTAAATCTTTAAAACCTTTTATCCAAGCTAAATTCAACCCAATCATTTTCTTAGCTGGAAATAAAACTTCTCCCAAATAAGGAACTCTATTTGAGTTTGTTTCTGTCCAATATGCTGCTATTGCATCTGCTGTAAGTAAATCAAATATTGTCATTTCTTTTTCTCCTTTTTATAAATTTTTACTTCTTCTACTTAGTTTGTTTTTGTAAATGTCTTACTCATTACATCACTTGAAATTCCTGCTTTTATTGCTATTGCTTTAACCGTTGTTGTAGCAGATAAAGTTATAGCAGTTCCAGTATATTTAGTAGAAGCTGCTGTCGGTGTGCTGCCATTTGTGGTATAATAAATGTCTGCACCTTCAGTGCCGCAACTCAATTCAACATCTACTGAAGTTTCAAAATTTCCACCATCCGGGTCAGCTTCCGGCGTATCAACTGCATAAACTACTGCATCAACCGGGAAAAATACTATTGCCGGCATTGCTTTCTTTGCCTCATTAGAAACAGCTTCAGGCAATTTTGCCGAATTTACAAAACCGTGAACCAACACTGCTGCGTTTTGGTCACCATCTGTAACATCTACATCTTGAAATACCAAACCTTTTGCATTTTCATCATTAGAAGGAAATACTGTTCCTGCTTTTATGATTTTTCTACCATCTACTGTGCTTGCCAATGCTGAATCTTTTTCAAACAATTGAGGAAAGCAAACATAGTGGTCAGGATACTGTAAAATGTCTCCTAATGTCTTTGCTACAACTGTCTTTACTTTTATACCGTTAGTCATCTTTCTATTCCTCCAATATTAAATTTTTTACTTACCTTCTCCAAAATAAACCTTTGCACCAGTTTCACTTGTTGTTTGATTTTGTTTAACACCTTGTGCTAAACTTTTTGCAAATGCTATTGCACCTTCGGGTTCTGCATCACTACCACCCTGAGGAGGATTACCGACAGGTTTAAAATTTGAATTCTTTGCAGGGGCTGATTGCTGTTCCTTGAATAAAAATGGTTTATCAGTTTTCAATTTTTCAATCTGTTCCTTAAAACCACTCTTGATATTTCCATCCTCTCCTAACTCTACTTTATCAATATCAAGTAAAGCAACTGCTAAAGATTCATCGTGAACCTTTCCAAATAATTCTCTCTTGATAGCATTTTTTCTTCTCTCCAAATTTAAAGACTTGGCGTAATCTTCACTTGCTTTCTTGTTCGCTTCTTGCAACTCTTTAACTTTTTGTTCAAGAGCTGTTTTGTCGCCTTCAAATTTTTTGAGTTCGGTTAATTGATTGTCACGTTCTTTAATTGTTTCATTCGCTTTTTTCAACTCTTCAGACTTTTCATCAAAACGATGTTTAGCAACAAATTTTTCTCCGAAGATTTTTTTTGCTGCTTCAACTTTTGCTTTGTTTTCATCAGTTACCGTGAATCCTAATGCTTTCAATAATTCTTCCATACTTTACTTTCTCCTTAACTTTTCAGTTTTTACGGGGCTCTGTCCCCTTTGAGTTATTACTTCTACTTTTATTATAAATTTTTTTGTGAAAAAATTAAATAATAAATATTTTTATTATTTAACTCTTACATCTTCGCCTTTTTCTAATGCATCCTTAAAAGCACTATAAGACATATCTTGTATCTTTTCCCATTGACCATCAATTCTTGCAAGTCTTTCCCCTTCTTCTTCATCACCTTCAAAAACTCTGATTGTTGTTGACCTACAATTTGGATGAAATGGTGGAATAGTAACTCCAACTTCTGCTTCATCAATTGGAATTCTAACTCCGTCCATTTCTCTACAAATTTCACTCGTTCTATCATCAAGCGTTGCTAAAATTTGTAAGTATTCTTGCGGCCTTGCTGTTTCTTTGTATGAATCCAAAGTTGCTTGATTATTAAGTCTATTTGTTTCAGTTCTTGCTAATCTTATTGCTGAATTATACGAAGTATTCATTTTTGCTTTTATATTTTTTGCAAGCTCTTGAACACTTTGACCTAAAATAAATGCTTGAGGAATTTCCTGTTGCATTACTCTTACTAAAAC